CCAAAACCCCGGAGCTTTGAAAATTTTTATAATAGTCTGAATTTTAGTAATAATTTTGAATCAAAGAGCTTAATTTGGGGATGTTTATTCTATAATTCTATAAAAATTTATAATTTAAATAATTTGGATAAAAAAATAGTCAATTCAATAGTAGATTATATTGTATATTTTCAAAATATAAATTTTTTAGAATTGCGTGATAAATTATATGAAATATTTATATATAATCTGGATGTCCATCGTTTTACATTTAACGTGGTTAGAAAACTTATTAAAGATGGTTATTTACAGGATCAACATATTGATAATGTATTTACAAAATTACATAATTTTTTAAAACTATACAACAATAATTATAGACCTATTTACCATTTAGAGAGATTTATCTTTTATTTATGTATAGAAATCCATGGATTACAAGAAAGCGTGTAGTGTCTTGAATTTGAGTGAAAAACACTTGTATGAAACAAGAAAAAAGGCATATTATAAGTTGGCTTTAAAATATCATCCAGACAAATATAAGGAAGATACTGGAGAGAAATTTAGGGAAGTGAAAAATGCCTTTGATTACTTGAATAGTAATGAAGAAAAAACAACAGAAAGTTTTGATGAAAATATTAAATATACAGAATTAATCAGGATAGTTGTAAAATATTTCTCTCCAAGTCAAAATTGGGATAATTTATTTTTAGATACATCAATTACAGGAATCTTTAAAGATTGTTCTAGACTATCTATTGAAATTTTTAGAAAACTATCAAAGGAACGTGCTATTCAAGTATATGATTTTCTATATAATTGTTCGTTAGTTGATAAGGAGCTATTAGAAATATATAAAACGATTTTGCAGAAAAAATGCGAAACAGATAATATTATTTTACTTAATCCTGAACTTGATGACCTTTTTACCGATAGTATCTATAAATTATCATTCGAAGAAAAAGAATATTATATTCCGTTGTGGCACCACGAACTACATTTTTCTCTCCATGATAAAGATTTAATAATAAAATGTGATCCAGAAATACCAAAAAATTGTTGGATTGATGATAGAAATAATATATATTTCTTGTCTAAGATAAATATTAACGACTTGTTTGAACAAGGTTATTGTGATATCACAATATGTAAAAATAAAACAATCAAAATTATGAGTCATGAATTAAAAATAACCAAAGAAAAACAGGTTATTATTAAACGAAATGAAGGAATATTAAAAATTAATGATACACATACTTATGATACAACTATTCGAGGTGATATTTATTTAGAATGTATTTTAGAAAATAGTAAGCCTATTTAATTACCCCTTTGGTTTTCAAAAACTTTATCATTGTATTTCTTGTAAACCAACTAATTTCATCTTTTGCTAGTATTAAATATATGCTATTTCTGTATAGTCTTTTCCATTTTTTACGATAATTGGCCGAGCGTTCTAATATCATATGTCTATCATCTCTTATTCTCCATAAATTTTCTAATGTACTATCATTTTCGTAATTACCACAAACACAATCTGTAGGTATTGGTATGCTAAAATTCAGAGGGTCTTTGTTAAAATTTTTCATTATGTCCCTGCAAAATTTCTTATGTGCCTTATTTAGTATATTATATTTTTTTCTTTGTTGATTGGATAAACATTGTCCTCCACAAGAATTCATAGAACGCTTTAATCTTGGAGGATGACTATAATTATACATTTCCCTACTATTCATATAATATGTATCATTCAGCATTTTCATTTTTTTATTTGTTAATGGTGTAAAACTATAATATCCTGATCTTTTTCTCCAAAACCGTTGAAGTTTTATTACATTTTTTGTATAATAAGTATTTGATGGTTTAATAAACAAATTAATAACCAAATTGATAACCAATAATTTTTGATCGTCTGTAAGTTGTGAGTTCATTCTATATGTTCGATATAGAATATTATCATTAAAAAAAATTTATTCAATTTTCTAATTATTAATATTTTATATTTAAATTTCAAAATTATTCCATACGGCAATACCTATATCATCGTGGTTCCACGTTGGAATTATAACATTGTCTTGTTTTTGAGAAATGTCTGGTGGTAAATGTGTCCAAGGTTTTCCCCATCGTTTTCTTGCGATACTACACAATTCACTAGCTCCATTAAGTACTAGCGCATTAATAGTTTTTTCGTCTTCTTCACACATTACTGGCCAAAATCCATCGGTTGCTGCGATAATTTTGTATAAATCGTTTGACTTACGTGGAATTGTTTCTGTTTGAAATCCCAATGGTCGATTAAATATACCACCGTGACCTAATGAACGGGTCATGTTTAGTGATTCTGTAACCCCGAAAATATTTTCAGGTGTAATTGTAAATGTATATGATTTAATATTTTCGATTGTTGAAGGCTTGGTAGCTTGAATATCCCACGCAAATCTCTTTTGAAACTCTGAAATTCCTCCAATCGTTTTTGGAAGATAATGTTCCTCCAGCATCCGGATATCTTCTTTATTGCGAGCATCGTGATCTTTAGTTTTCCATATAATATGTGATTTTGAAGGATCTGATATTGTTCCATAGCTAATAATTTTTGCCGATGAATCACCAATCCAAGAAATCTCAAAGTATTCTTGGTATATCTTTACACATGTAAATGTTGTTCCGATTCTCATAGTTTTTCCTATACCTTCTATGTTTTCACATTGATTAGATAATATTGTTTTCCATTCTGGATTTTGTAGATATTCTCCCCAATTAATATTTGAGAACATTTTAATAAACAAGTCTTTTTTCCCATTACATTTACCGTGAGAATCGGCTACAATAATATAATCAAACAATCCTTCTACTGTTCCACCAGTAGCCCAGTCTTGCTTGCTTAGATTTTGAGAAACAGCATATGAAATATTTTCTAGTTTAGATTGATGTGAAGATCCTGAATCAACTGGGGATTTTTCTTCTACACACGTTGGTTTTTTTATAGTAAGAGAAGCCATAATTATATTAGATTGTTATTGTTATATACTATTCTGTGTTAGAGAAAAAAAATTCAATTTTCTATTATAACACTTGACTATAAGTATTTGAATATTATAAAATATATAAAAAATTTTATAATATCTATGCTGGTTTCATTGTGTTTTTGTATTATATTTTAATTTGCTGCGTGAAACCTGATTATTATTATTATTCATTTTTTTTATTTAAGCTTTACTCACTTTCTTTTTGCGTCGCACAACCTTCTTCTTTTTAGGCTTCTCCTCTACAACTGGCTCTGGCTCTACAACAGTTGCTTCTTGCTCAACCTCCTCTTCATCCTCATCCTCATCTTCACTATCCTGTGCTGCTGTATAACTAGTAGTCTCATTCTCTACTTTCTCAGCATAAGCTTTCTCTGAATCATCAATCGCCTTAAGAACCATACTCTCGGTATCTCGAGTGCTTACATAATTAACACCTGAACCTACCATATTATGAGAACGTCGGACATTAAGTTGAATAACTCTAGTGCTTACTCCAAAACTACCACTTACAAAATACATCGACCCCACTTGAAGAACTCCTTTTACAAATGGACGGTCTACCTTTTTAATAAGGTCTAGTGGAGTTTTAGCATCTTCTCCCTCTCCTTGTGGAAGTGGAAGAGTAGTTCCATCCTCTGATTTCTTGCGACTTACTAGATACTCTGGTTTACCATTCATATCATAAATCTCACATTTATATGGAACATCATCTCCCTCGCGATACTGGAACTTGACCTTATGAGAAGGGCCATACTTATCATTTTGTCGAACAAACGCGTTCATTAGCTCATCTAGAATCTCAGCACTCTTTACCTTTCCAAATAGCTGTTCACTATGCTCTTGTGCGTAATCCTTAATTGCTCGCTCAATACTCATAAGACAATCGTAAAATGCTCGAGTAGCATCGCTCCAACGGGCCTCATCTCCACCGAAGGCTAGATTCATAGAAACATTTGTAACGTTATCATCCCAACAGGTTGCTCCCCACGTTTTAATAAGAGGAAAATCTAGATAAAGTGGTTTTCCATTATATGTAATATTTACTGATTTGCTTCCTTTATCAGTTTTCCTGAATTGGAAACTGAGTTTCTCAACATCGAAATCTTCGACGCGAGTAACATTAGAGGTGAGCTCTTTACGAGTGGTGGTTTCTGCTACGGTAATACTGGACATTCTGGTTATAGTTTAATATATAACGTTTATTTTTAAATCAATTTTCAGATATTTCTAAAAGTATTTGATTATATTACATCCTTGGAAATGTGATATATTTACAAAATATACATTTTTTTCTACTATTTTTTATATTATTCTTCAATTTTCCACTAATTTTCTTCAGGATTTAACTCCCTAATAGTCATTTTTGGAGAATTATCATTTTTTTTATTACCATAAACTACTGAAGACATCTTTTGCACTTGACTTCTGGCTACATCTGGTAAGGGTGGGGGCGGATTGCCTGGGGGTAATGAAGGTAAGTTAGGATATTTATCTGTATTGCCTATTAATTCATTACCAAACTTTTTTTTATACCAATCTTGTTGATCGGGTGAGATGTCCAAATTCATATTGTCTAATTTTTGTTGGCGTGGACTTTTTGGAAATCGATTCATCATACGTTTTAATCCAGGATTATTCATACCGCCTGGAATACGAGACGCTTGTTCTTCCATATGATTCCTAATTATTTTATTATCTCTTCTTTTTGTTTCATTGCCTCGTATACCATTTATAGTCGATGTTTTTTTCAAGTTTCTATTAGTATTCATATTGGGTATTTTATCTTTTTGGTTTTTAGAAACAGGTTTTAATTGAGGTTTTAATGCTTTCTTGTTCCTGTATGTTTCTAATTCTTTTAATTTTGATCTGGTTTTTAATGTAGAAGTCATAACTGTCCAAGAATTTCTATTTTTCTTATTATTTTTCTCTCCATTTTCTAAATCTACAACTTTTTCTATTTGAGCTTCGGGTAATGTTTTACTACATTTTTTTCTATTACACAATCCCTTTTTATAACAAAAATATATTCCTCCTGATAATATACAACAACCAACAATACTTGATAATATAATTATAGCAGGTAATAATGGATTCATTTCTTCTATTGTTTTGTTAGCGAATTTATTAGTTGATTCATTTAACCCTTGATTAGGATATGTGTTATTATATATATTATGTGTTGGACTTGTTATTACAACCGGTTTTGTTGTTGTCGTTGTAGTTGTAGTTGTAGTTGTA